CTTCGACTATACACACGGCCCGTATCTTTTCATCTGCAGGGAAGGCGTCAACACCTCCAATGGATTGAAGGGCCAATGCAATCTATTCAAGGAGGACGGGTAGGGGGCCAAAATCTCTCGCGGCGTCATCGCTCAAGACCACGCCCCCGGTCTCGCTCCCGCAAAAAGTAATTTTCAAAAATTTCGTTCAAAATGGAAAAGACTATAACTGATCAGGTGACCACATTCCGGCAGTGCCGGACCACAAGTTTTCTCAGCTTGGGGCCAGACGCCCAAAAGGAATACGAGAAAACGTGCCGCTTCTTGATAGCAAAGGGCACCCTCAGGTCCTGTGACCTCCCCCTGGTCGCGTCTTACGCCCAAGCGCAGATAGACATCCGAACCGCCCAGAAGTCCATTGACGACCTCGGTATGGTGCTGAAGGGTGTTGACCGCTACGGGAACCCGAAGTATGATGCCAACCCTGCGGTAAAGATCCGTCGGGACGCTGAGAAGCAGATCGCCAACTTCGCGCTCATGTTCGGCTTTTCCCCTTTGGGTAAGAAACGTCTGAAGGGTGAGGAGCCTCAGAAGAAGACTGCATCGGAGGAATGGGATGAGCAAAATGACTAACTTCGAGCGGGTCCAGGAGTGGTGCCGGAAGTCCCTCTCCGGCGAGATCCCGTGTTGCATGATGGTCCGGAAGGCCATCGAGAGGTGGCAGGCGGATCTGAAGAGATACGACCTGTATTTCGACGAGAAGGCCTTCAACCGGTTCGTCCGCTTCGCCCGGGAGTTCAGGCATTACAAGGGCCCGAAGGCCGGGTACAGATTCGAGCCGGAGGACTGGCAGCTCTTTGTGATGGCGAACATCATCGGCCTGAAGAGGGTGGACACGGGTCTCCGCAAGTACACCTACGCGGACATCTACGTCCCCAGGAAGAACGGCAAGACCTTCCTTGCCGCCATATTCGCCGGTTTCTTCCTGCTCAAGGACGGGGAGGCCGGTCCGGAGGTCTACACGGCTGCCGTTGACCAGCAGCAGGCCCGCCTGTGCTACGACGCCTCCGCGGAGCTCATCCGCAACTCCATCTTCGCCGACGACACCAAGCCCTACCAGTGGGGCATGAAGTCGCTCAAGAATGCAGGTGTGTTCAAGCCCTTGAGCAAGGACACGAAGAACAAGGACGGGCTCAACATCTCCGCGGCCATCTGCGATGAGCGCCACGCCTGGCCCAATACGGAGATTTACGACGTGATCAAGACCGGCATGGGCGCCAGGAGCCAGCCGATGCTGCTGTCCATCTCCACGGCGGGCACCGACACCAGCAACCCCTACTTTGCCGACATCGAGGCGTACAAGGACATCCTGCTCGGGCTGAAGCAGAAGGACAACCACTTCCTGATGCTCTTCTGCCCGGACGAGGGTGATGCCTGGGATGACCCTGCCACCTGGGCAAAGGTCAACCCCAACCTGGGCGTGTCCTTGAGCCTTGACTACATGAGGGCGGAGTGCGAAGAGGCCAAGCTCCGCGGGGGCACCTACCAGGTCGCTTTCCAGACGAAGAACCTCAACATGTGGGTCAATGCTCCGGACGTGTGGATCTCTGACGAAGACGTCCAGGCCAACAACGCCGCCTTCGACCTCGGGCAGCTCAAGGGCGCGGAGTGCTACGTCGGTCTTGACCTTGCGTCCAAGGGCGACATCTCGGCGGTCTGCCTCTTCTTCCCGGCCTTTAAGGTCGCCCTATTCCTGTTCGTGGTGCCGGAGGAGAAGGTGAAGGAACAGGAGGACCGGGTGGACTACCGTCTCTGGAAGGACGAGGGATGGCTGACCGTCACCCCCGGCAAGGTCCTGGACGAGGACTGGTTTGTGGATTATCTCATTAACGAGCTGGAGCCCTACGACGTCCGGTGCCTGGCTTACGACCCCTGGGCCATGTGGAACCTTGTACCCAAGTTGAGGAAGTACGAGGACAAGCTGGTTGCCTATCAGCAGAGCATCCGCTATATGAGCGTCCCGTCGAAGTGGATCCAGACGGAGGTCCTCCAGCACCGGCTGAACTTCCTGGGGAATCCTGTCATCCGCTGGATGTTCAGGAACGTCGTGGTGTACGTAGACCCGAACGCGAACATCAAGCTGGACAAGGCCCGGTCCAGGAACAAGATAGACGGCGTGGTGGCTCTTGCTGACGCTGTCGGCGGCTGGCTCAACATCACCGGCGGTGAGACGAAGGAGATCTACAAGGAGCACACGCTCCGTGTCATTTCAATGAACGATTGACCTATGGAAGACATTAAGCGAATGGTGACCGGCAGGGGCTTCTCGGAGGTGTTCTGGGAGCGGATCCAGTCGGACAGGAGGAAGGGCGGGAAGCTGACCTTCCGTGCCTGCTATGCCCAGATGGAGCTGGAATACGAGGCCGAGTACGGCGAGCCCAGATACCCGTCCTACGAAGCCTTCCGGAAGGCGAGGGAGAGATTGTCCCGTCGTAGATGACAACGGGACAAATGTCCCGTCCGGAAGCGACCTTGTGCCATACCTTTGCACAAAGATCGCTTCCATGCCTCTGTTTACTCGACTTAGCAAATGGGTGGCCTCGCGGAGAAGTGACGCCACCGTTACGGTGGCCCCCGACGTCGTTGTCGAAGGGGCCCCTTTTGGCGTATCTGTCAACAACCAGGCAGCGCTGAAGGTCACCGCATTCTACGCGGGCATTCGCATCCGGTCAGAGAACATCGCATCCTTCCCGAAATACGTCAAGCGCCAGACCGCCGAAGGCCTGGTGGATGACAAGCAGCATCCCGCATACAGGGTGATCAACGTCCGCCCGAACTCCTACACGAACAAGTTCGACTTCTGGAACGTCATCAACACCTGGCTGGACGGATGGGGCAATGCCTACGCCTTAATCGAACGCGATGGGAACGGCGATCCCGTCGCCCTTCATCAGATCCATCCGACTTGGGTGTCCGGCATCACCATCGTGAACGGTAAGAAGTGGTACAGGATCTCGGCGCCGGAGAAGGACTTCCAGTGGCTGAGCGGGACGTACTCCGACGATGACATGCTGCACTTCATGCTCGTCACGCTGGACGGCATCAAGGGCGTGAATCCCGTCATCTACAACGCCCTCTCCCTGGGCAAGTCCCTCGCCACCGAGAAATTCGCCTCCGAGTTCTACGAGCGGGGCGGCAACCTCAAGGCGGTCCTGGAGACGGAAGGCCACCTGGGTGACGATGAGTTCAACGCATTCATGGGTCACTTCAAGAAGAGCGCCCGCAACTTCGACACCCCGCTCCTTGAGTATGGCGTGAAGTATAAGCAGCTCTCCGTGAACCCTGTCGCCGCTGCCCTCATCCAGTCGGAGACGCTGAGCATCCAGGACGTGTGCCGCATCATCAACATCCCGCCGCACATGGTCGCCGAGCTCTCCCACGCCACCTTCAGCAACATCGAACATCAGACCATCCAGTTCGTCCAGTACAGCCTTCGGCCCACAGTAAAGCGTCTGGAGGACGAGCTGGAGCGCAAGCTCTTTACCGATAGCGAGCAGGAGATCTACAGCGTAAAGTTCTCCCTGGACGGCCTGCTCCGTGGTGACACCCAGGCCCGCAGCTCCTACTACCACAACGCCATCCTCGACGGCTACATGAGCCGGAACGAGGTGCGCGAGATGGAAGGCCTGCAGCATAAGGATGGTCTGGACGACATGCTCTATCCCTTGAACACCGGGGTCGTCGGCAAGACTGAGCCCGAAGACCCGAACGTATAAGACTATGGACAAGATTTTAATGAGGGCCTTCGTGCCCGAGATCCGCAAGAAGAACACCGACACCAGGACGGTGACCTTCGTCGCATCCGACGGATCGCGTGACAGCGCCCACACTGTCCTCAACCAGGCCGGATGGGACCTCAAGCGCTTCAACGCGAATCCCGTGATCGGCTACAACCACGAGGTCTACGGAGCCTGGAAGCCGGAGGACGTGGACTTCGTCATCGGCAAGGGCCGGGCCTACGTAGAGGACGGGAAGCTGTTTGTCGACATCACCTTCGAGACCGCCGCCATGAATCCGCTGGCGGAGAAGGTCTACCAGAAGGTCCTCTTCGGCTCCCTGAACGCCGTCTCCGTCGGCTTCCTTCCCCTTGGCAATGGCCACTGGGGCGAAGGCGAGGAGGCCCGCGGCGAGGAGCGCGAGACCTACTACTACGCCGGACAGGAGCTCCTGGAGATCTCCGTCGTGAACATCCCAGCCAACGCCAACGCCACCCGCAAGGGCGAGGATCTCGCCGCTGAGGAGCTTGCCGCCCTGTATGCCGAGGATGACGCGGCGAAGAAGGCCGCTGAGCCCGAGCCGGAACCTGAACCCGAACCGCAGGAGGAGAAGGGCGTCGACGCCCAGGCCGTCCTGCAGCAGGCTGATATTATCCTGGCAGCGTCGGCTGCTATTGTTTAACCATAATTCCAAAAACCAATGCGCAAAATCGCAGAAATCCGCAAGGATCTGAAGGCCCAGGTCGAAGCCGTCCGGGCCATGGATGCTACGGCCGACAAGGCTGCCTATGATGCCGCCGTGCAGAAGGCCGTGGATCTCACCGAGGAACTCGACAACGCCAACAAGCTCGAACTTGCCCAGCAGCGTCTCGCTGACAAGCAGCTGGCCGACCTCGAGAAGGAGGCGAAGCGTTCCTTCTCCATCGTCAAGTTCGTCCGCGAAGCCTCCGAGGGCCGTCTCTCCGGTCTCGAGGCCGAGGTCGCCGAGATGGGCCGCAAGGAGTACGAGCGTCTGGGCCTCTCCCAGAAGGGCTTCGCCCTCCCGTCCGCCGCTCTCCGTGCCTCTGCCGGTCAGAACTACACCACCAACGCTGACGGCGGCTACGCCAAGGTCACCCAGGCTCCCCGCTACATCGACGGTCTGAAGGACAAGATGGTCATCGCCGGTCTCGGCGCCACCGTCCTCGGCGACCTCGTCGGTACCGTTCCGCTGGTGGGTGTCGGTCAGATGACCGCCGCTTGGTATGCCGAAGGCGCCACTGCCTCCGTCTCCAAGGCCACCTTCTCCAGCGTCACCCTCACCCCTCACCGCAACGCCGTGATCGGGGCCTTCTCCAAGGACCTGCTCCGTCAGACCTCCCTGGACGTGGAGAGCATCATCTGGAACCGCATCCTCGAGGCCCACGCCTCCCTGCTCGAGTCCGCCGCCATCGCAGGCACCGGCTCCAACGGACAGCCCACGGGTATCCTCAACACCACCGGCATCGGCTCCGTGGCTATCGGTGCCAACGGTGGCCCCATCACCTGGGCGAAGGTCGTCGAGCTCGAGACCAAGGTCAACGCAGAGAACGCCAACCGCGGCAAGCTCGCCTACCTGACCAACGCGAAGGTCATCGGTGACCTGAAGACCATCGAACGTGCCCAGGGTAACGGCCGTTACCTCCTGGATGGCGACTACACCAAGATCAACGGCTACCCGATCGACTGGACCAACCTCGTCCCGTCCACCCTCACCAAGGGCACCACGGCCTCCAAGTGCTCCGCGATGATCTTCGGTAACTTCGAGGACCTCTACATCGGCCACTGGGGCGGTGTGGACATCGTCGTCGACCCGTACACCCTCGCCGCCCAGGCGGATGTCCGTTTCGTCCTCAACAGCTGGGATGACGCCGTCGTCGCTGAGCCTAAGAGCTTCGCCGCCGTCGTCGATCTGACCACCAACGCCTAAACCTACGCATCATGGAAACCCGCGACATCCTTGAGATCACCTGCCCGTCCCTGGCGGACTTCCGCAGACACCTGCGGATCACCTCCCACGATCTTGACGCAGAGCTTCACGCTAAGCTCTGCGCCGCGATCCTCCTGGCCGAGCATGAGATCTCCACGGTGATCGCGCCTTCCGTGTACGTCCTTTCCACCAAGTTCGTCAATCACATTGGCCTGAGGTGGCCGGTCCGTTCGGTCACCTCGGTCAAGGTTGACGGCGAGCTCGTCCCGGAGGATGACTACACCGTTACGGAGAGCGCCCTGTGCATCACGGGGAACGTCGCCGGATCCAGGATGGAGGTGACCTACGAGGCGGGCCTCGAACAGGTCCCGGAAGACGTGCAGGCGGCCATCCTCCTGCTTGCCGGGAGCCTCTTCAACAACCCTACCGACCGTCCGGAGGAGCGTGACCGCACCACGGCCCGCAACCTCCTGCGGCCTTTCCGCACCTGGGGGGACCATGGAGAATAAGATCAATATCGGAGAGCTGGACACCCTCGTCACCATCCGGCGCTGTACCATCGAGTACGGCACCGACGGAGCGAAGAAGTATGTCTTCTCCGACCACTCCAAGGTGTACGCCAAGGTGGACCGTAGTGTTTCGGAGTTGGTCTCCAACACGAATCTTGAGGAGGGACAGTACATCCAGCTGACCATCTACAAGATCCCGGAGCTGACCACCCGCTGGCAGGTCATCGTCGATGGACTCCCTTACGAGATCACCGGCATCGACCCCGTCTCCCGCGTCTCCCCTCTTTGCGAATTGACCATCCACGCCATCAGCTGACATGCCCGGAGTATCCCGTATAGAAGGTCTTGACGACTGCTTGCGCTTCTGCGACAAGCTGCCGGAGAACGTCTTGCGGGTAACGACCACGGCCATGCGCGAGGCGTCGAAGAAGACCGCCCGGAAGATCCGTCAGAAGACCCCGCAGCGCTTTCGTCGCCTGGTGAAGTACAAGGTCTTCAAGGGACAGGTCACGGGGAACATGAACGCCCTCATCGGCCTGTTCAACAGGCGCCAGAAGGCGAACGGGAGCAACCGTATTCCAGACTGGTTCAAGGCTTACTGGAAAAATTACGGCACCTTGAAGCACCGTGACCCTTCTCACAAGTTTGACGAGCCGATCAAGAAGAACGCGCGGAGACGGAACAACGAGGGCCAGCCTGCGGAGAACTTCTTCGAGGGCGCCATCGCCGGGTGGGAGGGCCCCTTCATGGAGGCCTTCAACCAGTCGATGAAGGACCAGGAAAACAAATTGTACGACCGATGACCGAATCTCTCAGAACCACCTTGGTGTCCGCTCTCCGGAGCGCCGGTGTCTCTCTCATCCTCTCCGAGGCCGAGACGAAGGTCTATCCCTTCGTGACCTACGAGATGACCGTCAACCCCATCCGGGACAAGGACGGCATCCACGGCTACACGGGGCTGACGACCATCCGTGTTGTGTCCGATGATACTGACGAGGCCGACCAGATCCGGGCAATTGTGGAGGACGCCATCGAGGCCAGCATGAGGAACGACACCTACAGCAACCGTCTCACGGCGATCGACAAGGACTGCCTGGACGGTATCTGGACTATTGAATTGAGTTACACATTTAGACAGCTACGATAATGGAAGGCTATAACATTGCATTCAAGCTCGGGGGCAAGACGATCGAAGGTCGTACTCAGGACGATCTCACCGTAGCCGCCCGCACAAAGGAATCCCTGACCAAGGACGACCAGGGAAACGCCAAGGTCGTCGTCTCCGGTCATGACATCACTTTCCGTGCATCCGGCCTCATCAAGGCCGCCGACGGCACCAACACTAAGGGCCGCAACACCCTGTTGGCCGATGCTTTGAAGACCGGCGACTCCGCGCTGCTGGAGTTCCTCTACATGGGCACGGACCTCACCTCGTACACCGGTCACTGCATCATCACGAACTACAGCGAGTCCTCCAACGCTTCCGACGAGGCCACCTGGAACGCTGACTTCCGCGTGTCCGGCGACATGACCGCCGCCTCCTAATCCGCAGCGGTATGGTGAAGGACTTCATCGAGATCAACGGCCGGCGCTACCGCGTCGAGGTCAACTGGAACGCCACGACCGCCTATCTCCAGGCGGTAGGGCGCGACACCCTCGAGGAGCTGGCTAAGATAGACACCTTCCGTCCGTCCGAGCTGACCGCCCTGATGGCGGCCTGCATCGCGGAAGGAGAGCGTCTCGAGGGCCACAAGAACGTACCATCTGCGCTTGACCTGGGGGCGGCGATCACGCCGGCCCATGTGGCGGAGTTCCTGAAGATCTATGTGAGACAGAGCTCCCCGCAGGTGGACGTGGATGAGGAAGCGCCAAAAAAAGAGGAGCGGGAGGAGGAGTCCGGCCTCTGAAGATAGGACGGGTCCGGGGCTGGGCACTTGCCCGCCTCGGCCTGAGTCCTGAGTCCTTCGGGCTCCTTCGCGTGGGTGTTTTCTGGGAGGCGGTTGTCGTATGGGCGGAAGACCGCGACGCAGACAGACGGCAGCTCTTCACACTGATCCGAAACGTCGGTCACTCCCTCTTCAACCTGCAGCTCCAGAGGAAGGACAAGATGAGTCCCGAGAAGTATCTCCGGCTTCCCTGGGACGCTCCGGCGGAGAGAGACCTCTCCGAGCTGGATGAAGCGGAGAAAGAGAAATCCCTCGATGCCCTCAGGGCAGCGATGAAGAAGATAAACTGGTAGACCAATGGCGGCTGAACCGAAAGCAAAGATAGTTGTCACGTCTGATACCTCTGATGCTTCCAAGGGCATACAGACGGTGAAGCAGGGCCTCCGCGACCTTGACAAGGTCGGCGGGGATGCTCTTGCATCCCTGGGTGACGCTTTCGGGATCAACACCGGGAAGGTAAACCAGATGACCTCGGCCGTCGTCGGTCTTGGCCAGAAGCTATCCCAGTCAGGGAACACAGGCGTAAAGGCTTTCGGTGACATCCTCAAGTCCATCGGCCCCGTCCAGGCGGGCATTGCTAGCCTTGGCCTGGCCGCTGCCGCTGCGGGCTTCCGGGCCCTGAAGGCCGAAGCCGACAACTTCAAGAGTACGATCGACGGGCTCAACCTCGCCATGGCGACGGAGACCTACATCTCCACCTACCGCCAGGCCATGCACGATGCCAATGCCGGTATCGGGCAGAGCATCGGCGAGACCATGTCCGGGCTCGAGAAGCGGTGGGCTCGTTTCACCTCGAACGCCGGCGCCTTCCTCGCTACGTGGGTGGGAGACAAGGAGACGGTCGGCTTCGTCGACTCCTGGAGGAAAGTGGCGGATGCGTCGAGGGCGGCGACCAAGGCTGCCGAAGAAGGCGAAGTCCTCGGTAGCCAACTAGCGGATCTGAAAAAGCGCGAACTCACCCTGACAACGGCGATCGCCGAGAAAGACAGGGACATCGCCGAACAGATGCGCATCGCCCGGGACAACTCGAAGAGCGCCGCAGAGAGATCCGCGGCGGAGGAGCGGGCCCGGGCGCTCATCAATGAGAAATACGCTGCGCAGATCCAGATGGCAAAGGATCTGGCATCCACGCAGCAGCAGATCGACGATCTTGCCAACAACGACTTCGCCGCGACAAAGAACACTGAGGAAGCCAAGCAGCGTGTTCTTGCCCTGGAGCAGCAGCAGGCGCAGGAGCTGGCCGGCATCGACCGACTGTCCAACCGTATATCGAACAGCGCATCGTCCAATGCCGCCGCGTGGCAGAAGGCCCGCGAGGAAGCGGAGAAGCTGGCGGCGCTCCATGCCCGTGGCGAATCCTACGGTGCAGCACTTTCCGGAGGCCTCGCATCCGTCTCTACGCCTGGCGTGACCGCCCCCACCCTCAGCATCCTCCCCCAGCGCCAGGATGTCGAGTATTTCAAGAGCACCCTGCAGGCCTACATGGGGGACTTCCAGTTATCTATCGGCATCAAGGCCGACACGGACAAGATCGTCGACCTGACGAATGAAGTCAACTCAATCATATCGACAGGCGTCACTACGTCCTCCGAGCTTATCGGCAACCTTGTCGGCACCCTTGCCGGGGGCGGCGATGCGTGGGGTGACTTCAAGAATGCGGCCCTGTCCTCTTTCGGCGACATGGCTATCGCCATCGGTAAGATTGCCATATCTTCCGGCCTTGCTGTGTCCGGCATTCAGGCTGCCATCAATTCCGGCAACTGGTATATCGCCGTCGCTGCCGGTGCAGCCCTGGTGGCGCTCGGATCTGCGGTCAAGTCCAGCCTGTCGGCCGTGGCCTCCGGAGACTACAGCGCAGCCGGTGGCGGCTACAGCACCTCCAGCTACTCCAGCGGCGGAGGCGGAGACTACGAGACCCGCGACATCACCATCCAGGTCACCGGTACCCTCGAGGCCTCCGGAGACAAGCTCCAGGCGGTCCTTGACTCCAGCAAGAACAAGAGCTATTACACGGGATAGGCATGGCATACGGAATCAAATATCGCTTCAGGTTCAACTCTGCCAACGGCGTCGAGCATACCGTCAACCTCTTGCAGGACGGCTACTCCGGCTCCGTCATCAACCGTGCCCTCGGCCGGGCCCCTGTTATCAAGATGCAGGACTCCGGCCTCTTCAGAGGAACATCATGCGACCTCGTCCTCGAATGCCAGACGGACGGGGAGTTCGCATCACTATATACCAGCAATCCACGCCAGTACCGGGTCGATGTCTTCCGAGGCTCCACCCAGGTATGGAGCGGCTTCATCGTTACGGAGCTCTACGCCGAGCCGGACATCGCGCCAAGGTATGACGTATCCGTCACCGCGACGGACGGCCTCGGCCTCCTGAAGGACTACGACTTCCCCGCACGGGGCATTCAGACGGTCGGCAGCCATTTGCGCTACCTGCTCTCCCAGACGGGACTGTCGATGGTCATCAACTGCGTCCTGTCCATGGGCCCGACCTCGGGGAGTCCGGCCACCCTTTTCGACGGTGTGTCCATCGACCTGGACTACCTCGAGGGCAAGAGCTGCTATGACGTCCTCTCCGAGCTTCTCCGGACCCTGCACATGACCGTCACCCAGTACAAGGGTGCATGGTTCCTGATCAGGGAAACCGACCTTGCCGGACGTTTGAGCGGAACGGGACTTTCCGTCTACCAGCTGCCGACCAGGACCTCCGGGAGCACCACGACCGCGACAGTGTCCGGCGCCAAGCAGACTCTTGGATCCGCTTACTCCAGCAACATGTGGCCGATTGGACACCTCACCCGCAGGGCTGTGCCGGCGAAGAGATCTATCACAGTGGAGGCCCCCTGGCACGCTCACGATGTGGATAGCACACGTGGCTGGCAAATTGAGAGCCGGGCTGCTTGGGAGAGTGAGTATTCCCGCTATTGGGTGGGGAATGTTCTCGCGTCTACGGCAATCGCTGGGAGCATTGTCAACCAGATGACCGTGCGGCTGTTTAACAAGGATCTCCGGCTGTCCCTCCTCGCCAGCGCTCATGCAATAAACTCGATGTCGTTTGTCGGTGTCACGGCGCAGCTTACATATGGGAGCACGACGCTGTACTGGCATCCGGACTCCGGCTGGACCTCCACAAGCCCCGCCACCTATGACCGGGTGACGGTCAGCGAGTCGAATATCAGCGCCCTCCCCGAGAATGCGTCCAAGATAGACGTCAACATCCCGGCTCCCGGCATCACCCAGGAGTGTACCGTCCAGCTGTGGATCTACGGATATAACGTCGACATTTACAGCGTCGGTGTGTCCATCCGGCTGAACGCGGGCTACAGGGACATCCTCGCGCTGTCCAACGGCGCCCGCGGCCGTGCGGATGACGTGACCATTACAGGTGGCAGGACCACTGACGAAGAGCTGATGTCCACGCTCTTCCTTCAGGGCGTCTTCGTCTGGACATCGGACACCGGGACTCCGGTCTACGCCTGGGCGGACAACAGATACTACGGCCGGGATCTCCTGTCCCTGGTGGCCATGGACTACGCGCTCTCCATCGCGCTCCCCCGCGTGGAGCTCTCCGGAGTGCTGAACGTGCAGTCCTCCCTCTCCCTGGTCCCGCTCGTCGTGGCTCTGAGGGGGACGAACTACCTCGTCAAGGAGTACACATGGGACTTCTACAACGACGAGTTCGAGATCAAGGCCGTCTCCCTCCCGGCAGCGTCGCTGACCGTGGAGAGCGAGACGGTCCAGTCCACCGGGCAGGCGGAAGGCGGCTCATACGCCCCATCCTCCAGCTCAGGCGGCGGAGGTGGTGGCGGTGGTATCACCACCGAGACCGACCCGGTGTTCAGCGCTTCGCCTGCTGCCGGGATTACCCAGAGCGACATCACCCGGTGGAACAACGGAGGCGGCGGTGGAGGGATAACTACGGAGACGGACCCGGTGTTCAGCGCATCGCCTGCTGCCGGGATTACCCAGGGAGACATCACCAACTGGAACGGCAAGACTTCCAACACCGGCACGGTGACCTCCGTCACGCTCACGGCTTCGACGGGCATCAGCATCACCAACTCCGGCACAGCCATCACGACCTCCGGGACCAGGTCCATCAGCATCTCGGACGCCTACCGCACGAAGATCAACGAATCCTACACTGGGGTGCAGAACCTTACCACGCGGGTGGGCGACCTGGAGACGGCTGTCTCCAAACTTGAGGCGGACGTGTCCAGGAAGGCTCCGAGGCTTGTCATTTACCGCGGTTTCAACAAGTCCGAGCAAACCGCCTTCGCCCCGTATCTTATCGCCGAACACCCCGCCGTCGGGACGGTTACCGACGCCGAGTTCGTCCTCATGATGATGTCGCCCAGGCGGGCCCGGAGGACTGGAAATCAGTTGTGCAAGGCCCGCAAGGGCTGGGGCGCGGCCCTGGGAAAGACCGGCGAGGGCGGATTGACCTTCAGCAGCCGGGTGACGCTGCTGGATTTACGGACATACATCCTCCAGAACTACGTCTCCGTGTTCGGGCAGGACACGTCCAGCATGACCTACGCCACCTATCAGTCCTTGGAGCTGGCGACTGGCTTCGGCTTCCCGACAGGGACCGAGACGCTGTACAGGAAGAAGGTGAAGCGGAGCCGGGTGTTCGGCATCGCGGTCCGGTGGACGAACCCGGAGTTCCGGGAGCTCGCCTCCGGCCCCCTGTCTGACCATACGACGGAGATATACGAGAACGGGAAGTACATTCCGCGCTGGATCTATTCGGACGTGGCCCCCATCCGGGTGTCCGCCGAGGTTGGCCAGCTCGGCAGCACTACGCAAACCGGAGGCGTGATTGGCTTCCGGCTGTTGCCGTAATAAAAGACCCGCCTCCGATGGAAGCGGGGTCTAAAGGCACGCCTCCGATGGAAGCAGTGGCCACGGCCCGCCTCCGATGGAAGCAGGGGCCGACACAAAGATAGACAACTTTTTTGATAAACGAAAGAGTATGAGCACAATTACACTACCCAACTTCCGAGTCGGCTCGGATCTCACTGTGAAGGTCCGCCTGAAGGATGGCGG